TGATAACCCCCAGAGAGCACTTGCAAATAACTCCGCTTGTTACACAGAGAAACCTGATATGGGTATCTTCATGGACGAGTGGAAAGCACTTTACGAATCCAAGTCTGGAGAACGTGGTATCTTTAATCGTCACTCTGCAAATAAACAAGTAGAACGAACTGGTAGACGAGTAGTCGATGGTTATGAGTTTGGAACAAACCCATGCTCAGAAATCATTTTGCGTGATCGAGAGTTCTGTAATCTAAGTGAGGTTGTAGTTCGTGCAAGTGACACAGAAGAAAGTCTATTAGAGAAAGTACGACTCGCAACCATACTAGGAACTTTTCAATCTACACTGGTCAATTTTAGATACGTTTCTTCAATGTGGAAAAAGAACTGTGAAGAAGAAAGGCTACTTGGTGTGTCCTTGACAGGTATTATGGATTCAAGAATTACTAACGGAAAGAGTAACAAAGACTTGGCCAAGTTTCTAGAAAAACTTAAAACGGAATCTGTCGAAGTAAACAAACAGTTTGCAAAAGAGATTGGTATCAATCAATCTACATCAGTCACTTGTGTCAAACCATCTGGAACAGTTAGTCAGTTGGTTGATGCAGCTTCTGGTATTCATGCGAGACACAATCCTTACTACATACGAACAGTCAGAGGGGATAAGAAAGACCCTCTCACTAAACTAATGACAGAGATGGGTTTCCCTGTAGAAGACGATGAAATGAATCCAAGTCACACAGCAGTCTTTTCATTTCCCATGAAGGTAGACAGGGGTGCAGTATTTCGTACAGACCTAACAGCGATAGAACAGTTGGACTTGTGGAAAGTATATCAGGAACACTGGTGCGAACACAAACCATCGGTTACAATTTCTGTTAAGGAAAGTGAGTGGATGGAAGTGGGTTCATGGGTATATGCAAACTTCGATCAAATGAGTGGAGTATCATTCTTACCATTCAGTGAACACACTTATCGACAAGCTCCTTATCAGGACTGCGATAGGGAACAGTATGAAAAACTATTGAAGGAGATGCCTAAGGATGTGGATTGGAGTCAACTGTCAAAATATGAACAGGTGGATACTACAGTCGCATCTCAAGAATTAGCGTGTACAGCAGGTTCATGTGAAATTGTATGATTAACATACTGAAGGTCTGCACGAAATGTGAGGCCGAGTTTATTATTGGACATAACATGGATCAATTTAACTATATAGTTAAACACTGTGCATTTTGCGGTGAGGAACTAGAGGTGGAGATGGAAGATGAACTGGACGAAGAATACTACAGGGGAGAATACGATTCTTGACATGATGTGGACAAACAAATGTATGTCGTGTAATCATGAACCCCACTGTGCAACCGCTTGTGATGAGAGTGGTTGTACTTGCATACATTGTGCTTGTGATGATTGTAGTGGAGATTAATAATCAACTAGAGAGAGAAATTAAATGGGTTACTGGTCTGATGAGAGAGAAGATCTGAATGAAACTATACGCATGATAAATGAAGGTGCGATTAGAAAGGCTCAAGAGAACGCAGAATTGAAAGAAGAAATTGAAAAATTAAAAATGGAAATTAAGAATCTAAACTATATATTAGAGGGAAAAATTTCAGTGCATCGTGACCAACTAAAATTACCCTTTAGTGAATGGGGTCATGGTCGTGCAATGCCAAACCCCGATGGTCGTTGGAATTGGTATGGAAGTGAATAGTGAAAACTCAGAGTGCAAAAGCCAAAGGTCGTAGACTCCAGCAATGGTTTCGTGACCTTCTTATAGAAGAATTAGAAATACACCCAGAGGATATAGAAAGTCGTTCTATGGGTGCTGGTGGTGAAGACTTGATAATGGCTCGTGCAGCCAGAGAGAAGTTTCCTTACTCGATTGAATGTAAAAATCAAGAGAGTGTTAATCTATGGAAATCATACGAACAAGCACAGGAAAATTCAAAAGACTATGAACCAGTAGTCGTTCTCAAACGCAATAACAGTAAACCTCTCGTTTTAGTAGATGCAGAATATTTTGTAAAATTACACGAAAAGTAGTTTTGTGGTATAATTTTTGCATCCTATAAGTAGATAGTCTATTTAGTCTAAATACATATAGATACTATAAAGTATCGTAAGAGAGAGGAAATAAACACATGAAGAAGGCAATTCTTTTGTCTATGCTCTTCATTATGTTTTACAATGTTAAACTTGCAGCTGATACAAATACAGTTACGTCCACAATAACAGGTACAAATACCATCACTGGTACGACTACCATTGATAAGACACCGCCAACTGCAAACGCACCGAATGTTATTATCAATAATAACGATGTTTGTAAAAGTGGATATACCGCTGGATTACAGTCTAGCGTGGTAGGTCTTGCAACTGGTGTCACTGTTAGGGATGAGAACTGTGAGAGAATAAAATTATCACGTTCACTTTATGCAATGGGCATGAAGGTCGCTGCTGTGTCTGCGTTGTGTCAGGACGAAAGGGTGTTTGATGCAATGATGATGGCTGGTACACCTTGTCCGTATAAAGGGAAGATAGGTGATGAGGCATTGGCCGCATGGAAACAGAATCCACAGGACGTTCCAAAGAAGTCCACCTCTCTAAAAGTAAACCAAACTAAAAAGTGGAAAGACCCCTTTAGAAAAAAAGGTGTCGGTTATTCTGCAAGAGAGGTTTGGGAAGAAGGAGATGATTAAATGGAACCACTATCTATTGGATTAGCACTTTCAGTCGCAACAAAAAGTTATAGTATGATTACAAAAACCATTGAGGCAGGAGCTGAGTTTGAACAGGTCATGGGTCAAATGAGCAAATGGTGGGGTGCGTGTCAGGATATTAATAAAGCAAATGAGGTCGCAAAGAAACCACCGTTGTTTAAGAAATTAACTTTTCAAGATTCTCAAAAAGAAGCTCTTGATGCGTTTGTTGCAAAAAAGAAAATGGAAGAAATGAGAGGTGAGATAAGAACCATGTTACTCTATCGCTTTGGGCCAGAAGCATGGAAAGAACTTTGTCAGATGGAACGAGAGATTAAACAACAAAGACAGGATATGATATATGCACAAAAAGAAAGAATAAGAAAGTTATTTGATGGTGTAATAATCGTTGCTGGTATAATCGCAATCGTTGGATTAATATTTGGAATTATAGTATTAATTAATTCTGCATCATGAAACTTTATCAAATAATTTTTGGACTTCTATTTGGTGTAGCTGTCTATGCAGATACGATTACTGTTATTGAAGAGGTAACTACCACAGAGACAGTCACAGATTTTGTTGAGCAAGAAGTTACCACAACAGAAACAATCACAGAAATGGTTGAACAACAAATTATTACAACAGAGACAGTAATAGATATTGTTGATCAAGAAATACAAGTAGAGGTAACTTCAGAAGTACAGGTGGAACAGGTTACACCAGACGTTCAAGAGTCAATCACACTTGACCCACTATCTGATTGGACTACCTCTGGTGATGCATCTACAAACGCAACACAAGGTAGTTACTGTACGTCAGGAGAGGCGTGTACAGGCCATCAAGGGGGTACGTTCTCAACTGGTGTAGACTTTGAGGATCTTATGACCATACAGGAGATTAACAACGGTTTTGATATAAACTATGGTGTAACCGTTCAGTCGCACAATAGTAATTCAAGTTTACCATTATGCTCACAGACAAACGGTGATTGTAAGGATCACTTTACAGTTACGTTAGAGCTAACATCAGGTGGTTCTGTGGTGCAGACATTTGAGGACACCATTGTTTTAGATTTCGGTGGAACAAGAGACTATACTTTTAATGAGTCAATAGGCACAAACACCTATATGGATTTACTTGGCACGTTTTCCTTTTTTGGTATTGACGCTGGTTATCATCGTGGAATGTACGGGCCGATATTCAGTGACCCATATATGAATGTTGTTTATGACCAGATAGAAATGATAACGCAACAGGTTACAAACATTGTTACGCAAACAATACAAGTTGCTGTTGAAAATGAAATAGAAATAATAGAAACAATATTTGTTCCAGTTGAGAGCGAGGTAGAAATTACGGAAACTATATTAGTTCCAGTTGAAAGAGAGATAGAGGTCATAACATTTATAGAAACAGAAATAGAAATACCAGACGTTGATGAGTTAGACGGAGACACAAACCCATTGGAGGTCGCAGAGTTAGAGGTGCTGGAACTTGATGAACCTATGACACTTGAACCAGACACATCTTTCACAGTTGAGATAACAGACAGTGATTTAGGAACAGTTGTAGAATCTTTTGAGGTTCAAGTTGAGGTTGCAGAAACAGGAGACATGGCAACCATTTCAATAGAGGACATCGGTGGAGAGATTGAAGTCATAGAGATAGAGGTCGAACCACAAGTCGCAGAGGTGGAGGTCGAGGTAGCTGCAGAAATAGAAATGGAAGTTGAAACAGAGATGGAGATTGCAGAGACAACATCTGAATCAGAACCAACAACAACGACTGAAGCAACAGAGACTACACCAGAAGTTGAAGTAGAAGTTGCAGAAACGAAAACAGAAAGTGCAACACCATCAGCAAAATCGCAACGAGTAAAGAAACAGGTTGCGTCTGCGGTTGCAAAAAGAATCATGTCGAGTATTGCAAACAGTTATGACTCGACATCACAAGCAACACAACTTGCATTGATGAATGTGATCGGTTCACCAAAATATACTACCGTATCACTGTCTGACCAGTACAGTACCGATTGGTATAAGTCTACAGACATTTACACAGGAGAAGGACTAACAGACCCTTACAGTGACGCATTTATGGATGCACAGGGTATGCAGATGGATAATTTAATTAACAGTCAATATTAGGAGAGGAAACATGGCTGAGATAGAGTATAGTGGAATTAAGATAGGTGGTTCTAAGTTACTATTAATTGTTCCATTACTAGGAACAATCATCGGTGGACTATGGGGTGGATTTGAACTTTACAGTAGATACCTTGATATGGAAGAAAAGATACAAACCTATGTTGCTCCAGATTTGAGTGGGTTTGACAAAAGATTAGATGTTGTCAAGACTGAGTTTGATATGCTAGAAAAAGAATTGCGATCAGTTCGTGAGGAAATAACCCTTGTTGCTGATGTTGCAAAAGAAATGAAAAATGATCTACGAGGTGATGTCAGACGTATTGAGAAAATAGTGGAGGATACCGAACAAAGAGTTAAGAATGACAGTAGAGAATTTCAGACAGATTTGGAAACTGCAATTGATGGTGTTGAAAAAGATATGAAAGACCTTGAAGAAAAGATAGAACTTCAAATCAATAAAGCTCTTAACAACCCACTGAACAAGGTGATGGCTAGGTAGTCATGCCTATTGTTGCATTTCTGTTAGTAATCTATGTGGACGGTGAACCATATCGTCCACAAGATAATATATTTTTCTATGATGTGAATCGGTGTATGTATTTTGCAAAGTCTATCAGGAGACAGAACTACTGGAACGGAACGAAATATCCCCAAGATACGGTTGGAGCCCACTGTTTACCCCAGAAAATCAACCCAGAAGGGGTAGACATCTATAAGTAATTTACTTTTTCCTTATAAATCAAGGGTTTAGACGCTTGACAATGCCCCCCAAAATACCCTATTATATACGAGTAGTTTGAAAATGATAGAGGTTTATTATGAAAGATTATGCAAAGCCCTACACCAGTAGGAGGAAGGGTGATTTACTTGAAGAAATTATACTGACTGTGGTTGGTGTGATTTCTTTTATTGCGACAGGTTTTCTGTTTGCATATTCGGTATTAGGTGGTTTATCATGAGCATCGTGATAGACGGAAAGCTCCACTTGGATTTATCAAGTTCCGATGGAAACGCATTTGCATTGTTGGGTATCGCAAATCGATATGCAACTAGAATGGGTTTAAAGGACGAAGAAAAGTCTAAAATCATCGGTGAAATGCAAAGTGGCGATTACGATAATCTCGTTGAAGTATTTGATAAATACTTTGGAGATCACGTTGAGTTACTAGGAAGATAAGATGGGAACAGTCACACACACAATTATCGCAGTCGGTTGTATGTTTGCAACATATTATTGGGGCAGACATCTTACTACTCAAGATGCGTTTAGTTTTATGATGGACTGGCTCGAAGAACAGAAATTCGTCAAGGTAGAAATTGACGAGAATGGTGAAAAGTATTTTGTTAAACTGGATGATTGATTATGATAAAGTTTGTTATGGGTGTCCTACTCGGTATGGCACTAATCAAGTTTGACGTATTACCAACAGTCAAGGAAGTATTCGTGGATGTTGGTGGTGCAGATTATGTAATTGAAAATATGGAAGGACTGAAAAGTGAATAAGTTTGTAATATTAATACTGGTATGTTTTCTCATATCAGCTTGTGGTGTAACTCCACCCAGAGATTATGCACTCCAATCGAAACAGGTTGAAAAAACTGTGAAAATGGTTCCTGAGTGGTACACTGATTTACCAGTGGATGACGATATGATTTATAGTTCTGGAGCTGCAACTGCACCAGACCTACAACTCGCAGTTGATATCGCAACACTAAACGCAAAAGCAAAACTCGCAGATCGCATAGACGGTAGACTCGACTCTATGACTAAATCATTGGTGTCACAAGTCGGTGAAAATGTTGATGCAAGTGTAATTACGGAACTTGAACGTGTTTCAAGAAATGTTATTGCAGAGGTCGATGTTGCTGGTTATTCAAGAAAAGAACTTGATGTGATTGCATCGGGTAATCAGTTCATGGCGTTTGTTCTTCTAGAGTATTCTGATCGAGAAGCAACGAAGGTCTATACTAACAGACTTAGAAAGTATAAGTTGTTCTCTGATAATTTATGGGATGAGTTAGATTATGAAACTAGTGCTATTATTGAGTAGTATTTTATTACTGAATGGTTGTTCAGGCGTCATGCACGCTCCAAGTGGGATTGCATATAATGGATGCGGTTCACACTGTACTTCTAAAGATTATTACTTGCCAGGCAAAGGTGTTTGGGCTCCAGAACCAAAGTTTAAAGGAAAGTCTAGAGCTGGTGCAGTCATAGGTTCAGTTCTGACAGGTGCGTTAATTCGATCCGATAGTCCTATAGCAAAAGGTTTTGCAGTCGCAACTGGATTAGTTGTTGGATATGGAATTGGTAGTCATTTGGATAAGGTTGATGAAATACACGCAAATATGATAGTGCAACAATCGTTAAATAATAACGCACAAGGTCAGACAACGACTTGGACACCCAACAATAACTTTGCAATGAGTGTTACACCACAGTCTACTATGAACCAGTGCAGAAAATTTAATACGACAGTGCAATCGAATGGAACTATAAAAATAGTCAACGGTATTGCTTGTCGCCAATCGAATGGTCAATGGAATTTGAAAGAGGTAAAATAACATGACTAAAAAGATTACTGCAAAAACGCAGAACGATGGATGGGAAGAACCTGTAAAGAAAAAGGTTCGTAAAAGACGCAAACCAATGACTGAGGAACAACGGGCGGCAGCTGCAGAACGACTTGCAATTGCGAGAGAAAAAAGGTTTAAGAACAATCCACCTAAGTATAAGAACGTACATCCAAGTGTTCTTGCAAAACCAGATGAGGATACATTCTCTTTGAAGAATGTCCGACAGTGGATAAAGACACAAAAAGAATTGTTGAAGAAACATAAAGGTGATGCCCGCATGAAACAACCAGTAAAGGGTGCGATTGCAAAGGCAGCATCAACAGAAGGTTACATTCGACATTGTGAAGCGTACCTTGCTAACGGTGATTGGGTAGATAACTTCTATGGTGAGTACCAAGAAGGTAGAGTACGATGGGAAACTGTAGCAGGACGAGACTATGGCGAACTTTAACAAAGAATTTTGGGACAAACAAATGAACGACAATGTAATCAAAGGGCCTTGGAAAGAAAGAAAACAAAATAAAGAACAACAAAAAAAGGTTGCAGAAGATATGTCGTTTGTAGAAAATGTAACCGAAACTACTATGGTTCAATTTATTCATACCATGAATGAAAATGATATTGATATCAAAGACCAGAACTTCAGTCTGGAGATTGGTTTTATAAATGAATGTATCAAGTCAATGCTTTATCGAGAGTTAGGTTATCCTCATCCAATGACACAGTTTATTCAAAACATAGTGGTCGTTACTGAGGATGAAGAAAAGACTAGGTATTCTCATTTTGATACTCAAAGGCTGATTGAGATATTAGATAATATTTTAGATGAAAGTGAAGATGGGTTTGAGGATGAATGACGAAGTTAATTTTATAGAACCATTTAGTCCAACAATTTTAGAACTTCAAGTACCAGACCGATTTATGGAAATCGTCAACAGGGTTGGCGATGAGGTTTTAAGTGATGATGAAAAGGCGGCCGAATGGGACTTTTCAGAAAACCTTGTTGGTAAGGTCAGTAAAGAAGTACAGATTCCCTTGACGAATAAAGAGGAAAGAAAGTACACTTTAGGTTTTATGAAAGAGTCCTGTCTCATGTATCTAGAAAGAATGATAAAAAAGAATCGTTCATATGAGTGGAATAAAATGACAGGGCCAGGCACACCTTTAAACTTACACCCATCTATAGAAAATATACATCTTGCACAGTGTTGGCTGGTCAGTCAGTACAAGGGTGAATACAATCCATGGCATAAACACAGTGGTAATTTCTCTGCGGTTTTGTATCTAAAAATACCCGAAGGTATGAATGACTTTATGGATAGGGAATATAATGATCATTACCCAGCGAGTGGACTGATACAATTTATGTACGGTGAGGCTCAAGATTTTAGAAGTGATACCCTGATGTGCAAACCAGAGGTAGGGAAAATGTTTTTGTTTCCGTCTTGGTTGCGACACTCTGTCTATCCGTTTTATTGTGAGGGAGAAAGACGTTCTCTTTCATTCAACGCATACTATAAGAAGAATACACTATGATAATACTAGACATGAATCAGATATCGGTTGCGAGTCTGATGATGAATATGCACATGACGAAGGCTAACACAGTTGACGAGGACATGGTTAGACACATGATACTTAACTCTGTTCGTATGTACCGAATGATGTTTAATGAGGAATACGGTGAGATAGTTCTTACATGGGATTCCAGACACTACTGGAGAAGAGACTACTTTCCAGAATACAAGCTCAATCGTAAGATGGGTCGAGAGAAGGACAACCGAGATTGGGATCAGATATACGGTGTACTGAATAAAATTAAAGATGAGGTCAGACTGAATCTACCATACAAATACCTAGAGGTGTATGGTGCAGAGGCTGATGACATCATCGCGGTTCTGTGTAAGAAATATCAGACTGAGAACATTGTGATTGTATCTGCTGATAAAGATTTTATACAGTTGCACAAATACCCAAAAGTTAAACAGTATAGTCCTAACACCAAGAAGATGGTAAATGGACTTGACCCAGACGTATATATAAAAGAACACGTTCTAAAAGGTGACTCTAGTGATGGAATACCGAATGTTCTATCACCAGACAATACTTTCGTAGATGGGCTACGACAGAAACCTTTAGGAAAGAAAAAGATTGGAGTAATCTTACAGACTGATTTTGACGAACTACATGATGAAGTCAAGCGAAACTATCAAAGGAATGAAAAACTCATCAACCTAGATAATGTTCCAGATGATTTAGAATTTAAAATTCTTAACGAGTTTGATTCTGCTCCATGTGGTGATCGAAGTAACCTGTTAAATTATTTTATATCTTCAAAGTTAAAAACTTTGACTGAATCGATTGGAGAATTTTAATGCCAGATACTACACTTTTATTTTCAGAAATACTTGACCTTGTTCATAAGGCCAAGACCAAAAACAAAAAAGTAGAAATACTTAGAAAGTATAACAGCGATGCATTTCGTATGATAATCAAAGCATCCTTTGACCCCGAAATTGTTTGGGTGATGCCAGAGGGTGATGTTCCTTATACACCGAATGATGCACCAGCTGGAACAGAACATACTCGACTTGCAACTGAAGCGAAAAAACTATATCGTTTTATTCGTGGGGGTGACAACGTAACACCGCAGTTCAAGAAAGAGCAAATGTTTCTTCAGACGTTAGAAGGACTACATAAGGACGAGGCTGAACTTCTGTGTTATGCAAAAGACAAGAAGTTGCACAAGGTTGTCAAGGGTCTATCTGCACCTGTGGTTCGAGAAGCCTTTGGTTGGGATGAAAACTTTATGCAACACGATTTAAATACATATCCACAAGAAGGTAGGTCTGCATCTGGAATGGTGGACGGATAAATTCTTATAAATCAATCACTTACTAGGGGGCTTGACAATGCCCCCTGATTTTGCGATAATATATGTATAGTTTGGAAATGATGAGAAAAAAACGATGATTATATGTAAGAAACAAACCACTGATTTACAACAGGGTATCCAGAACCTAATCGACACAATGGTTGAAGATTATGCGAGATGGGCAAAAAGTCTGAATTGGGACGATTCTAAGTCTACAGAATTTGCAGATAAGATTACAACCACTGAAGGTAACAAGTATATCAAGATTATCTCTAATAATTCTTCAACTGCCTTTATCGTCAAGAAAGATGACAAGAGGTTTCGTAAGGGTGATATTCTGATGTCTGCTAGTTGGAACGCACCAGCGAGGAACGCTGCAAGGGGTAACGTCCTTGAGGGAGACTACCCGATGAACTGGACTGGCCCCCTGTACCTTAAATAGAAACTACGAGGAAAGTTTGGTTTGCGGTGCAACCTCTCTCAACCTCATCATCAATGCACCGCAAACAACCCAATGAAACATAAATATACATGATGATGACAAAAGTGAATGTTTCCATTGGGGTATTCGTAGGGGGCTCTCGCCCCCTACACTTTATTATCTCTATTTAGGTAAAGGGAGATTTAAGTGATTGTTCGTGTTACAGGCGGAACAAAATATCAGAGAGAGGTTGCCAGTAAAGTTATCCATTGGACTGCCAAACAACTAGGCATCAATAGATTACGCACTCTCTACATACAAACCGTTCTTACAAAAATTAAGAACGCAGATGGTTATTGCTCAATGGAAGATGACAAGAAGAGAACCTTTACCATTGAAGCTAATAAGACATTAAAATTAAGACAACTAATCATGACACTTATTCATGAAATGGTTCATGTAAAACAATTCGCAAGAAATGAGATGAATGACTATCTTGTGAACGGGCGTTATCGTTGGAAGTCTAAAACGATTTCACAAAATACACCCTATGAAAAGATGCCATGGGAAAGAGAGGCATTGAGACTTCAAGAGAAATTAACCGATGAATTTTGGAGAGAGGAGCAGATATGAACACAACCACAAAAGTAAGTTTGGCTTTGTTATTAATATTAACCGTTGCAACGCTCAGTGCAGTCGCAACCAAAGTTGATACCAATAAATACATTCCACCAGAACCAGAACCAATCCAAGAAAACTTAGAAAGTAACATTGAACCCGAAGTGGTGTTTGATATAGAGGAAGCAAGATGTCTTGCAGAAAACATTTACCATGAAGCGAGGGATCAGGGAACTGCTGGTTGGTTAGCAGTTTCTGCTGTTACTTTGAATAGGGTCACTGATGATAGATTCCCCGACACAATCTGTGGGGTAGTTTTTCAAGCAGAGACAAAAGAAAGTTGGACAACAAAAGGAAAGGATGTACCAGACATAGAACGTGTATTCTATCCTGTACGTCATCGATGCCAGTTCAGTTGGTACTGTGACGGTAAGGCTGATGACATAAACCACATTAGTATTTACTTAGAGATAATGACATTCACCAAGTTACTATTATCATCTCAAATGATGATGTTCGATATAACTGATGGTGCGACATTTTACCATGCAGATTATGTTACACCATCTTGGGCTAGATCAAAAATCAAGACAATTGAAATAGGAGATCATATCTTTTATAGATGGAAAAGATGATATGTTTGCTCATTTGATACACGCTCCTTTTACTATGAATCCTACTTTCGCAAAGTATCCCTTTGAAAAAATGATGATGCACTCACAGTATATTTCTGTCTATGCAAATCAGTACACGATGGATGAACGTATCAAGGAAGCAGTTCACTTGGAGGATGACATCTGGTTTGAGAGTGACGTTGCAAAAGAGAATGACTTAGTAAACAAGACTGCTGATACATTGGGAATAGGTCGTGAATTTACAAGTATGTTAGGAATGGGTCTGGAAATAGAAGATGACATTTTGATTATGCATGAAGGAAAACTTGAAGCAAGTTTCGTTGCGTTTGCAAGTAGCTGGTCTGCTGGTGATAAACAAGGTAAGACTCTTGAAGAACTACACAAACCGATTGCAGACGGTGACAAACTACGAAGTGCGAGTGACCGCATCATGAGAGCTCTCACTGGAGATAACTGTTATCATCGATATACATGGGGAGTGTCACCACTAGAAAAACGTAGTAATCACCCACGATACGAAAAACCTGACTTTGATTCAGTGGACGATTTATGGTTTAGAGTTGAACATGAGAGAAC